TACACCGACTGGCATTGGTATCTTGGCTGGGAAGACAGGTTTTACATGACGCACTTGGAATTTAGGTTAAATCCATTCGCACAAGACCTAAAATTGACGCAAGAAGAACTGTTAAGGACTCCGCGAGCTGTGGACTCCATGTATGTCGTATTGACTAAGGGTAAAAAATGAATATTACTAACGAGCTGGGATTGAGCACAGACATCGCGTCGCAGGTTGACCCGACGCTAGAACCCATGACAGACATGGACTTAGAAGCAATCATGGGTCAAGAGATCACAGACGCTGTGAGCTACATCGACTCTGACTTGAGTCCTATCCGCGCTCGCGGTACTGAGTATTACAGGGGAGACCCCTTCGGTAACGAGGAAGATGGACGCTCGCAAGTTGTGGCGATGGAGGTGCGTGACACCGTATCTGCCATGCTGCCGTCCTTGATGCGTGTGTTTTTCTCCACAGAGAACACGGTGGAGTTTGTCCCGCGTGGTCCAGAGGATGTAGAAAACGCACAGCAAGCCACAGACTACTGCAACTATGTTTTTAACAACGACAACAACGGTTTTATGGTGGCATACGCCACATTTAAAGACGCTCTTGTCAGGAAATGTGGCATTGTCAAGGCGTGGATTGAGGACACCGAGTCTGTCCGAATTGAGGAATATTCGGGTCTAGATGACCAGACATTGCAGATCGTCATGCAAGAGGGCGATGCAGATGTGAAGATCGTTGCGAGTTACCCAGACGAGACCATGCAAGGCGCGATGCAGATCGATCCTATGACGGGTCAACCTATGCCCCCAGCAATGATCCATGATGTGCAGATCAAGCGCAAGGTGACTGACAAGCGTATTCATGTCGCGTGCCTACCGCCAGAAGAATTGCTCTTGTCTCGCCAAGCAATGTCGTTTAAGGACGCACCTTTTATCGGTCACCGCAAGATGGCGACTGTGGCTGAGTTGATCTCTATGGGGTATGACGAAGACGAGGTGATGGACTATGTTGGCTCGTCCGACTTGAACGACAACGAAGAGGCTCTGGCTCGCGCACCGTTGGCAAATAACCAGTATTTCACAGAGAGCGCTAATCCGATGATGCAGAGAGTTCTCTATGTTGAGGGCTACGCCAAGGTTGACTTTGATGGCGACGGTATCCCTGAGCTGCGCAAGATGTGCTTCATGGGTGCTGGCTACAAGATGGTGCGCAACCTGCCAGCGTCATACATCCCGTTTATTGAATTCCCTTGCGATCCAGAACCCCATACATCACCACTTGAGGCAATGTCGATCTTTGACATTACACGCGACTTACAAGAAATCAAGTCCGAAGTCATGCGCAATACGCTCGACTCTCTGGCACAGTCTATCCATCCCCGCACCGTGATCGTTGAGGGTCAGGTCAACATTGACGATGCCTTGAACAACGAGACAGGCGCAATCATTCGTGCGCGTGCTCCGAACATGGTGCAGCCGTTGGTAACTCCATTTGTGGGTCAGGCTGCTTTCCCTGTCTTGGACTACCTAGACCAGATCAAGGAAGGTCGCACAGGAATGAGTAAGGCATCTATGGGTTTGAACCCAGATGCGTTGCAGTCGAGCACAAAGGCTGCCGTGGCTGCCACAGTAAGCGCCAGCCAAGGACGCATCGAGCTGACTGCGCGTCTTATGGCTGAAGGCATGAGGGAGCTGTTTAAGACAATCCTTTTTCTTGTCACCACTCACCAAGACAAACCACGCATAATCCGCTTGCGTAACCGTTGGGTGCAGATTGACCCACGCGGATGGGACAACACGATGGATGTCAACATCAATATCGGTCTTGGCAATGGCGACACCAATGAGCGTATCGCAACCATGATGCAGATACTCGCCAAGCAAGAATCCATCATCAACCAGTACGGTCTTGAGAATCCCGTGGTGTCTCCACAGATGTATGTACGCACCTTGAAGAAGGTCGTCGAACTCTCAGGATTCAAGGACGCATCGAGCTACTTTGCGGATATTCCAGAGGGCTGGAAAGCACCGCCAGCTCCACAAAAGCCAAGCCCAGAGGAGGTTTTGGCTCAGGTTCAAGCCGAGTCTATTCGTGCAGACATCCAGAAAAAGGCTGCCGATCTAGAGTTACAGAGGCAGCAGATGATCCGCGACGACGACTTCAGACGCGATCAAATGAACCAAGATAGACTACTTAAACAAATGGAACTTGAGTTAAAGTACAACACACAACTGAATACCGCACAAATTGTTGCGGAGCAGAATGTCAACCGCGAGGTTATTCGAGAGCAAGGCGCGTTGGTACAACAGGCGATGGCGCAAGCCCAGCCAGCACCAATGCAACCCATCAACCCACAAGGAATGGTTTAAGTGAGCAAACAAGAAGAAGATGTAAGAAAAGGCAAGAAGGCTGAGTCGCTAATCGCTGACGAGGCTTTCTCAACTGCATTACTAAAAATGGAGAATGATGCCGTCTGGTTTTGGAAGGATACGAAGCCAGAGGACACCGTGAAAAGAGAACACGCTTGGCATATGTTGCGTGCGATTGACAACTTCCGAACCGAGATTTCCAAAATCATGGACAACGGGAAAGTCGCACAGCGCCAAATTGAGCGTGAACAAAAGTCGTTGGTGTAAAGGACTAGGAAATGGAAAACCAAACCCCTATGTCTGTAGCTGATGCAGCTAGTGCTCTTGATCAGATGATGTTGCCACTTGATGGAGAACAGCAGAAAACTGACAAGGCGCGTTTGACTGAGGAAGATACTTCCGATGTCGCGGTCTCTGTTGATGAAGAATTGGATGTGCAAGACGACGAATCCAATGAAGAAACGACAGAGGAACAATCAGAGTTAGATGAAGAAACCGAAGAAGAAGAAAAGCCAGCCGAGGTCTACACCGTCAAAGTTGACGGTAAAGAGGTCGAGGTCACGCTAGACGAACTTCAAAAAGGATATTCTCGAACTCAGGATTACACACGAAAGACGCAACAGATCGCTGAGACCCGTAAGGCTGTCGAGGCAGAGGCTAGTGCGATTCGTGCCGAGCGCGAACAGTACGCGCAGTTGTTGGGAGCGTTGAAACAGCAACTTGAGTCAACTGAAGCACCTGTCGATATGGATCGTCTTTATAACGAAGACCCCATAGAGTGGGTGAGACAGTCAGAAGTGATGCGCCAGAAGCAAGACAAACTCGCAGCTATTCAGTCTGAGCAGCAGCGACTGTCGCAACTTACAGCGCAACAAAGAGCACAGGAAATGCAAGCTCACCTTGCGTCACAGCAAGAAGCCCTGATCCAAGCCGTACCTGAGTGGAAAGATTCCAAGAAGGCACAGGCTGAAAAGGCTCTACTCGTCGAATTCGGCAAAAAGATCGGATTCAGCGACGAAGAACTCAAGAATGTCTATGACCACAGAGCTGTCATTGCGTTGCGTAAAGCAGCGCTCTATGACCAGATGATGTCCAAGCGTGGGCAGATCAAGCCAGTCGTCAACAACGGTCCTCGCCCCGCCAAGCCTAGTGCAGCAGGTCGCGTCTCCACAACAACTGAAAGTACACGCGCAAAACAGCGTCTTGCAAAGTCTGGTCGCGTCGATGATGCGGCTAAAGCAATAGAACTTTTACTGAAATAGAGGCACTTAAATGGCAATCGTAACCAACACATTCACCACATTCGATGCAAAAGGTATTCGGGAAGATCTTTCCAATTTGATAACGAATATAGCACCAGAAGAAACACCGTACATGAGCAACATCGGTCGTGAGTCAATCAGCAATTCATTGTTTGAGTGGCAAACCGACACATTGGCTTCTGCTGCTGCTAACAAGCAGTTAGAGGGCGACGATGTAACTTCTTTCGATAGCGTTACTGCTACTGTGCGTTTGCAAAACTATGCACAGATCAGCCGTAAGACTATCGTCTTGTCTGCAACTGAAGAGACCGTCAACAAGGCTGGTCGTCGCTCTGAATTGGCATACCAAATTGCCAAGCGTAGCGCTGAGTTGAAGCGTGATCAAGAGTTCTCAATGTTGAACGGTGCTGTCGCTGCTGCTGGTAACACCACAACTGCTCGCGGTACTGCTTCTTTGCAAGCCTTCATCAAGACCAACTACGACATGCAGACCAACGGTGCTAACCCATCGTATACAACTGTGCCTACTGGCGCTCGTAGCGACGGCAATGTGCGTACCTTTACAGAGACCATCTTGAAGAATGTTATTCAACAAGTTTGGACTTCTGGCGGTACACCAAAAATCTTGATGACTGGTCCAGTCAACAAGCAGCGCGTGTCTGGTTTCTCTGGTATCGCATCTTCACGCTTCAACATTGATGGCGGTGCTCGTCCTGCAACCATCATTGGCGCAGCAGACATCTATGTGTCTGACTTCGGCAATGTGCAAGTCGTGCCTAACCGCTTCCAGCGTGAGCGTGACGCATTCGTGATCGATCCAGATTACGCAAAAGTCACAACCCTGCGTCCTTACCAACAAGTTGAGTTGGCAAAGACTGGCGACGCTGAAAAGCGTATGCTGATCGTTGAGTGGGGTCACAAAGTGTTGGCAGAAAATGCCCACGGTATTGCTGCTGACTTGGTTACTTCTTAATTGAACTAACGAAGGGTCTGGGGAAACTCAGACCCTTTTTTTACATGATTGAAAAAAGATTATTTAGTACAGACGCTGATCAAGGGATCACGCGCACATTCCATTACGACGACGAAACGAATCAGGCAACGATACAGACGCAGCAAGATGTGACTGCGATCATTGAAGAGAATAAGCAAGAGTACGCACAGGTTGATGAGCGTGCTCGGTGGGGCGAGTGGAGCAGAGTCGCCAGCATCCCGATGTCTATCTACTTTCAGCTCAAGGCTGAAGGAAAGTTAGATGATCAGGAGTACATGAAAAAATGGTTAAACGACGTTGACAACAAATATTTCAGAACAAGAGCAGGAAAAATATGACACCAAACTACATTGCAGTCTGCACACCAGCGCGTGACATGGTTCACGCAAATTATGCTTTTTGCATGACCAACATGGTGGCGCACCACACGATTAACACGACTGACGCGGTTTCCTTAAAGATTATGCAAGGAACACTTATCCAGACCCAGCGTGCTGACTTGTGTTTAGACGCAATGGCTGAAGGTTGTACCCACATCTTGTTTGTGGACTCAGACATGACATTCCCGCAGGACATGATTGAGAGACTCTTGGCGCATGACTTGGATGTCGTGGCAACCAACTGCGCAAGGCGCAGGATGCCCACAGGTCCAACTGCACAGCGCTATGACGAGAATGGTGAGAGAGAACTCATCTACACAATGCCAGAGTCCACAGGGATTGAGGAAGTCGGCTCTATCGGTATGGGCGTGATGCTCATCAAACGCAAGGTCTTTGAGGCTTTGAGTGAACCTTGGTTTGAGACTCCTTGGCGCAACGACAAACGCGGCTATGTTGGTGAGGATGTTTTCTTCTGCCGTAAAGCACAGTCGGCTGGCTTTAAAATATACATAGACCACGATGTGTCGAAGGAAATCGGACACATTGGGACTTTTGAATTCAAGCACGATCACACTTGGGTGATGCGTGACTTGGAGAAAGCAGAAAAGGCTGAAGATGGCGCTAACAACATATGCTGAGTTAAAGACATCTGTCGGGGACTGGCTTAATCGCTCAGACCTGACTACTGCCATTCCTGACTTTATTAGTTTGGCAGAGGCTCAGATCGAGCGTAATCTGCGCACCAGACAGATGATCGTGCGTGCTACTGCGTCGATCACTACCGAATACTCCGCAGTCCCAGATAACTTCTTGGAAGTTAAGTCTTTCAAGCTCGACACCAATCCAGTCACGCCATTGCAGTTTGAGACTATCGACTCAATGGACACTCTGGCGGTTACATATCGCACATCGACTAAACCTATATTTTTTACCGTGGTGGGTGAGCAGTTTAGATACCTACCAGTACCAGACGCTGCCTACACGGGTGAGTTGATCTATTACGCAAAGTTGAGTAAGTTATCAACTAGCAACACAACCAACTGGCTATTGACTGCTGCCCCAGATGTTTACTTGTATGGTGCTCTTATGCAAGCAGCACCGTACCTGCAAGATGATGCGAGAATTACGGTATGGGCATCGATGTACCGAGCTGGTCTTGAAGAGGTTACAAAAGCAGATGATCGTAGCTCTTCAACTGGTGGTGTACTGATCACACGCGCAAGGACTTTGGGGTAACAGATGCTAGTGAACACAACAAAAGGCGAGATGGATGCCTCCTTGCTAGAGAAGCGAGAAGGTTCTATCGACACCGATAACGAGACGACGAACTGGGTGGAATATTGGCTAGAAGGCGAGCTTGTGCATCGCTCAGTCCATATGACCTTAAAACGAAATGTGACTGGTGAAGCAGTCTCTCAATCTTTAAGTTAAGGGAAATATTATGGCGAACACACAAAGCCTCTGCACCTCATTTAAGGGTGAACTGTTAGTAGGTCATCACAACTTCGGTACAGGTGTTGTACGCGCAGCCACGACTGCTGACACATTCAAGGCAGCGTTATACCTTGCGTCGGCAACGGTCAATGCGTCAACAACTGCCTACTCGTCTACTGGTGAGGTGACAGGTACTAACTACACGGCTGGCGGTGTTACGGTGACATTTGGCACTCCTCCAAGCACAAGTGGCACGACGGCATTTGTGACTCCAAGTGCATCAATCGCTTATTCCAATGTGACCCTATCAACTGCCTTTGATGCCGTCTTGATCTACAACTCAAGCCAGTCTAACAAGGCAGTCAGCGTCCATACCTTCGGTTCACAGACCGTTACGGCTGGAACATTTACCTTAACCATGCCGACAAATGATTCAAGCACAGGCTTGATCAGACTCGCTTAATAAAGGGGCAGCGCAATGGCTGCTTACGGCTCTGGCTACTACGGCAAGGGTGTCTATGGCATCGGTAATGTCGTCATTAGTGGCAATTCGTCAACTCTTGGTATTGGCACGCTTGGCGTAAACATATCCGAGCAAGAAGACGGAAATGTCGCCACAGGTAATGTTGGAACTGTTGGCATTACCAGAACTGTTGCGATAACAGGCAACTCGTCAACCTTATCGGTTGGCACTCTCACACCAAACACACTAGAAACCGTTACAGGTAACGCTTCAACCTTGTCGGTTGGAACTGTCACGCCATCAAGGTCTATTGAGGTCTCTGGTAATGCTTCAACCTTGTCTGCTGGCTCTGTGCTGGCTGCAATATCTGCTGCCATTACAGGTAACTCGTCTTCTGGTGCTGTCGGCACGATGTTGGCAGAGACCATCTCCTTTGTTGAGATAAGTGGCGTTAGCGGAACTGGCTCGGTTGGTAGCGTTACAAATGCAGTATCTATTGCGATAATTGGGGTTGAGGCATCTGGATCAGTCGGCACAATGATTGGCTTTGGCTGGAGTGCAGTACCAGACACGCCAGAGACTTGGATAGCACAATCAGACACATCAGAGGACTGGACACCAGTCACAGATACATCCGAGAGCTGGAGTCCAGTCTCAGACACATCTGAAGACTGGTCAGAAATATCAGACAATTCAGAAACATGGACGCAAGTCCCAGCATGAAGGTGAAATATGGCAGATTCAACTACATCCAACCTATTACTTACCAAACCAGAGGTAGGCGCGAGTACTGACTCGTGGGGGACAAAGATCAATACCGATCTCGATAGTATTGATGCGCTCTTTGCAGCAGCAGGTACTGGAACATCGGTAGGTCTTAATGTTGGTAGCGGTAAGACGCTAACTGTGGCTGGGACGCTAACGGCTAGTGGCACTTCATCATTTACCAATGGCACAACCATCCAAGGTCTAACAGTAGGTAAAGGCGGTGGCTCTGTATCTACTAACACGGCTGTGGGTGCTAGTGCTTTGGCGGCTAATACGAGTGGCGCTCAAAATATTGCTATTGGCTATCAAACATTGTATTTGAATCAAACAGGTATTTACAACAATGCCGTTGGTCTGCAAAGTTTGTATTCC